TATTCCTCCTAGGATATAATCTGTGTTAGTGTTTTATAGCCAGTCCATAAACCAATAATTCCTGCGACTCCCGCAAAAACTGGTGGTGCTGGTACTGGCAATTTGAATGCTGCGAACACGACACCGCATCCAAAACCTGTGATAATTGATAACAGAACATCTTTCATGTTATTTTTTCCCTTGATCCATTTCTGGTAAAAGCGCTAAAAGTTTATCAGAGTAGTTATTCAAACCTTTTACCTTCAACTCATCTGAAACCTCTTTAATGGTTTGCTGTGACTTTTCAATATATTCAAATGCCCAGTCTCTAGAGTCAGATAGGAATTTTATAAAATTTTCTTTATGTAGTGTATCGTCAGACATACTAATACCACTGTTGGCTTGAGAGTTTAATTCTTCAAGTGCCCTGTTTTTTATAAAAAGTTCAGCCAATAATAGGTTAGACTTTTTTAGTTTATCAAGGGTAGCCCAATAGGATAGTCCGAAGGAAAAAGACAGGGTAGCAAAAAATATAAGAAACATCATCTCCATACTATCTATTGTACTCCATTCCTAATAGCGTGAGTTGTCCAATAATATAAACATTTATCGCAACAAGGCTTATTATCTTTACTTTGGGTGTCTTTATAAAACTCTGCATAATAAATATGATCTTTACGATAAAGATTGGCTCTATGGGTAATATTTACACGATTTACATGAGATGCTTTACTCCAGACTGGCTTATTAGTACCCCACAGATGCCCAGAAACGGCCTCTAGAGCCTCTATGTTGGCCTCATTCTTGTCTGTCTTAATACCTCTAAGGCTAGCCTCTTTAATCATGGCTTTTGTGTATACTCTTAATGATTTTTCAGCGTTCTTCCACATCAATACCGCTGGGTGGTTGCGCCATGCACCTGAAGGAGATTGACCAGATAAAACTTTGAGTATTTGATAAGACTCTAATATCTGTTTATTTAATCTTTTATTATCTAGTATTTCTGCACATTGAACATAATCTTTGTAAGGTAAAAAGGTTTGCATTAATCATCTTCTTCAATGTCAAATAAATCTAGGTCTGATAACTGACTAAGCCTTGAAGCAAAAAACAAACTAATTGCAACAAGAGCAGATATTGTTGATAATGTTAATATAATTATTTTCTTTTTCATTTTACTATTGTTGCTCCACATCTTAGACAGGCTTGATAGTTTTTACTAGTGAATGGACAATAGCCAGCGTTAACAAAGTTGTGCGATTTTATCTTACAAATAAAAAATAATGCAATTTGTTTTATCATTTTATTGCCTCTCTAGTTATTAAAACTATAGCACCACACTCTTCTAAAGCCTTTTTTAATTTTACAACATACTGGAGTGCTGATATTTTATCATCATGAACCATGTGCAAAAATTTTCTTTCATCTAATTTTACCGTAAGGAAGTGCTCGTTGTCAATAATCTCCACGCCAAAGCCTTTAGGTGGTGTAATTGAATGCACAGCCATTCTCATAGTATCTGTATACATTTTTATTCCATTGTTAAGGCTTGCCAGGTAGTTGACCAGTCTTGTTTGTTTTTATGTTTATTAAACTCTCTTGAAACTTCTCCACCTTCTAAATAAACACCGCCCCAAACTCCCCACTCTTTTCCTGAAACACCATTGGCAAAGCAAACTTTTCTAACTGGGCACTGCTTACAAAGTGCATCAACGCCATGCCTAGAGTCTTCTTGATCTTCATATTTATCAAAATATAAATTTGTATCAAGACCTAAGCATATAGCCTCATCTTTCCATAAATGCTGTTTCAAAGTTAATCCTTATACTTATTTGGTATATCCCAACCATTACGACCAGGCTTATAAATTCTATGCAGATACCACTTGTTTTTTACTCTAATCCCCGCAGGAGAGGTTTTTGCTGTATCAGATTCTTTTAAATCAATTACATCCCACGCATGCCAAATAAGGTTTTCATTCTTACTTACAATTTTTTCCATTGTATTTAAACTTCTAATAATCATTTTTTCTCCTAATATTTAAAAAGACCAACGTCAATGTTGTTTGCTTCTGCAGTTAAAACCAATTTTGATTTGGTTTCTTTTGGATTACTTAAAAAAGCAAAATAATTAATTTGATTTATATTTTTGCTCAACCATGCAGGTGCTACGTTATAAAATTTAATCTTTTTGCCTCTTGCCTTCATTCCACGTTCTGATAAATTAGAGAACTCTGAAACAAAATTATTTATTTTTGATGGGCCAGCGGAGTAAATAATAAATTCATTATCCTCATCTTTCATTCCTGACAAGGCAACACTCATGGCACGTAAAAAGATGTTGTACTGGTTAAACTCTTTCGTTCCCTGCACTGCCACTATCATCTGGTCCCACTCCTTGTTTTAAGTCATCAAGTATTGATAACATGTTATCTAATTCTTTTGTTGACATATTTTCAATATCTAATGGTTTTGCTGTATCTTCATCTATCCTGCCGTTAATAGCATTAGCAGTATAAAAAACATTACCTAATATCCAATATGCTTTATCTTTTTCTATTACTACCTTTAACATGTTTTTTTGAACATGTTTTTGAGATTGAGTAATAAACTTAGGCTTCTCAAACCTTTCTTTTGGAATAACATCTTTAATTATTTCATGGATATTGCTTTGCCGATATTTAATTTTTTTTAAAAATGATATTCTTTTTTTATTTGATATCTTAATTATAGACCAGTAAACCAGCAATGTCAAGCCCATAACTAATAAATATTTCATTTTATTTAGTCTTTTTAACTGGTTCTTTGCTCAAACCTAAAACTATAGAGTTAAGTTTATTAACTTCAAGTTGTAGTTTTAATGACTCTAATTCCACGTCAGATAGTTTTTGCTTATAAAATGATATTAATTGAATTAACTCATCTTTTTCTAAATTATTCATATACCCCCCTACTTTCTTAGATCAAATGCAGTTCCCTGCCAGATTTTTTCTACTTTTTTCTTTTCTCTTTGGGTAATTGCACGGCTCCATGAAAACCCTGCATCTCCACCCCAAGCATCCCACATAATTCTTCCGTTAGATGGAAACTCTGGACCATCGTAAAACCCTTTGCCTTTTTTATCTACCTCATGACGAGAGAAAAAAGAATACATTCTTTTAACAGTACTAAGAGACATAGCAGATCCATTTACAATATCTGTTGCACGACCCCAACCTACTGGAGTTCCTGCTCCTTTAGCCTTACCATCTGCTTTCCACTTTAAAGCACGACGAGCAGCAGCCTTCATACCAGATGTAGGTGTGTATGTATCAGCCATTTTTCTTATCCTGTTTTTGCTGTTTAGCAACACGTTTTTCTTTAAGAGTCATCTTTGGCTCTTTCTTCTTATTAGCGTTACCCTTTTGTTCTTTATTTGCCATTAGTTACCCCCGTTTTTGTTTTTGGATATGGACCAAGGTCTGCTTTAACTGTTCCGTCTTTTCTTAAACGAACAACCCTACCATTTTTTATTTGTGTAGGGTTAAATGCTGTTGATTTTTTCTTTGGCATTATTTTTCCAATGTCAAAGGATCAAATGCTCCACCCCAAATACTTTTGGTTGTAGATTGTGATTCTGATTTGTATGTGCCACCACGACGCTTATATTCTTGCACTACCCAAGAATTTGCTACTGCAGATGGATAAACGTCAAACTTGTCTTTTGCTGCTTGTACAACTGCTGCATAAAGTTTTGGATTGGACGGTTCACTTCCACCACTTCTTGGTTTAATAAAATCTTCATATTTTGGTTTTGCTTTGCCCATGTTGTTGTCCATTTCATTTAATTTGCCAACGGGAACGCAATTAGGAACCATACGTCCACCCTTTTCTTTCATGCCACGTTGCTCATATCCGACCCAACATTTTTTTTCCATGTTGTCCCATTTATCTTCATCTTGATTATCTGAGTTATAAGATTTTCCTATTTGAACAGCATACATGTTTTCCATATCAGATTGCGATAACACTGCTGGAATTCCACTGCCAGTTGATCCTACTTCCATTACCATATCAACAGATACAGATAGTGATTCAATCTTTACAACTTCTGACATGCGATGATAGAAAACATATGGTTGTTCTTCCCATGCGCCATCTTCTGCTTTATAAGCACGAACAATAACTGGTTTGTCATCTTCAGCATATTCCATTGAATATTCAGAACCAGGAAGACCAAGTAAGCCAGGATTGGTCATAACATATTCAACACGGCCAGCCATGATTTCATTATCCTCATGGACAAACATTACAAAATCGCCTTCTACAATATTACTCATGCTTTTATTATATCAGAGTTATTTCTTGCGGGTTAGGCGTTTAAGTTCTTCTATAGCCCAAACATCCTGCTTTCGTAGTTTTGACATTTCTACGGGATCAAAAGATTTATCTGTAAGAGTAACCACTGGCTCTTTTGCCAAAAAATCTATGTCTACATAGGCTCTTTCCCATAGAGAAAGTATTTCAGCATTGACTCTATTAAGATGATCATTATAAAGTTCTGGCATTAATTCTTTAATTTTAGGGGTGAATGAGTATAGCAATGATCCGTTTTCAGAATCAATACCCGCAACTTCTAGGCCACCTTCAAGTATTAGCCTTTCAATCATTTCATTTTCTTCTGAACTCATGTGTTTCCCGTCTGGATTAAAAATTCTCTTGAACAGTTTTTTCATAATTAATAAAGTTCTCCAACTCTGCTCTTGTTTGTGCCCCAGTTACACGATCAAGTTCTTTTCCGTCTTCTAATAAAATAAATGTAGGAATTGATTTAACCTGAAATTGTTTAGCCAAAAGTTGTTCGTAATCAACATCTATCATTTGAAATTGAAAACCTTCTTTTTTTAATTCTTCAACAACTGGTCTTGTTTTTTTAC